AATCTTTATCCTGATGATCCTGCTCTTGTTTCTTGGGAACAGGCTTGGATGGTTGTGATTGTTCAATTGCATTATCTTCTTTTTCGACTTCGATATCAAAGATATCTTCCATGTTCTTTTCAAATTCTTTCATAGCAATTCAATTCCCTCATTAAATCCGAAGTCATCTGTACTGATAACAAGTGCATCGTCAGCAGCATTGATTACACCATCAGCATTTTTATCTTCCAATGCTTTAGGTGTGTATGAAAGTTTTGTATTTCTGTTGTCTGGCGAATCGTTCTTGTCTCCAATTGATTCGTATACAATTGCTTTCTTGATAACACCTGCTTTGGTGAATGGACCGTAGATATAAGATCTAGCTGTAAAGTTAAGAGTCCATACAATACTTCTTCTATCTAAAAAGTCACCGTCCCACTCATCTTCGTAGTTGATATTATTTAAATTAATAGCAACGTCTTTCTTTTCTCCCATTTCAGGGATCATGTTCAGTGTGATATTAAAGTTAGGCTGGAAGTATGGTAGTATCTGCTCAAGAATTTGCAAACCATCATCTTGAGACTTGGCAATGATACCAAGTTCAAACTCTATGTTATAAGGTACTGGTACGTATTGTACAGAAAGAGATTCTCCATCCGAATCAATAGTCTTCTTGAGACGTTGAGTAGGAGCAATTTTTCTAGTAGTGTCGTATGTGATATTAGTCATATCAAAATACAGACGAGGTACAGTAATTGCTACTTTATTAGTAACGTCTGGATTCTGCTCTAGTCTAGCTAGAAATTTATTTTTGGGTCCGTAAGCAAGAGGAACCTTCTCTGCTTCCAATACTTCCCCAGTAGAAGGATCTTTCTTTCTAATTTCAATATTATTGAATAGTGTACCGAAACCGATTACTGTTTTTCTAATCGCTTCGTTATAAAAATGTGGTCCTAACATCAAAATTCACCAGTAACGTTGCCATACTCTCCGAATGGATTCACTTCAGTAAAATCAAGTAAATCATTACCTGTAGTCTCAATGTATTTATTATCAGCATACTGAACGTTTTCTAGTGATAGATTATCTACAGCGACACTGTTCTGTACTGTTCCACTAGTACCACCAGTAATGGTTTCACCTGGAGTAAAGTTGCCCGTTCTGTTAATAAGTTTAAGTTCGTGAGTATCTCTATCCCAGAACGATACTTCTGCTGTAGTTCCTGTAGATCCACCAGTTACAATCTCACCCAATGAATAATGAGTTGTTGCATCAGTATCCATAGAAAGAGTAATTGAAGGAGCAAAGATCTCTTCAATAACATCAATTTCTTCAATGCCTGTCTCGAACTCATCATTACCAAGTTCGTAGATCTCTGCAGTCATTGTGTAGATATAGTTCTTACCTAACTGGTAAAATGGTGCTTCTCTTTCTACAAACTTAATCTCATACAGATCTCTTGTGAGTGGTAGATAGATAAGGTCGCCCTCATTAGGTCTACCATCTACAGTAGTGATATCAGCAAACTCTTGAAATACCTGACTCCATCTGTTCTGCGACACCACCATCGTGATCTCATCGGTGATACGTAGACCAAACTTACTAATGAATTCAGACGGCGATCCAAATCCCTCAACATTAATCAGTAGCATTTCAATCATGTATTGAGTATTAAACTCGGAATACAAAATGTCATCTAGTGCCACATCTTTAATCATCTTCCTAGGAAGATAGTAGACATCACTACCGAACAATCTAATCTGCTCATCCACTAAACTTTGGATAAGTGATTGCTCTGTACTAACACCACCGTGTTGAGGAAAGTAAATACTTTTCATCCGATCATATCCATTGGGGGAAGTTCATAGTAAGAAGAACTCTTCGCCATGAGAGCATCAATTTCTTTTTGTGCATCCTCAAACAGCTGTCTACCATTGAGTGATACACCACCAGGCAGTTGTACGTTATTAAATTTGATTAGGTTCTGACCCCACTGTCTCTTAACTAATGCAGTTAGATATTGCTTTATAAAACTATCGTTATAGACTTGATTAAAATCTTCTGGATTGAGATAACGTTGACAATCAATCAACAAATAATTACCTTCAATCATTCTTGCTTTATCAATATCAAGATACAACCTGTCTGATCTTTGATTAAATCTATACTGAACCAATGATCCAGTCTGGACAATCATGTCAAGTGTCTCAAAATATTGCTTGAGCATATAGTAATTTGACATATCAAAATTACCAAAAGCAAATCCTGATGAGAACGAAAAGATGTCCATCAGGAAGTATTGGTTATTCATACCAAAGAGATTGTTTCTCGCAAAGTTAGATGAGATACCCATCACTTTAGAAATGCCAACTATATGTTCTGGAATTTCAATAAAGTTTTTTCTAGTTGCCCAGGTAGATGCATCAGGAGCTGGTGTTGATGAAATTTCATCAGCACTATCAAAACGTGCTACATCGTCTGATGTAATCTCATGTTTGAGATACATTTGTTCAACGCCATCGAAATGACGCTCTCTATAGTATTGGAAAGCATCATCGATCAAGTCATCCAGTTGATCATCATCTACGTTAATTTCAAGAACTGGATGACCGAGACGCCTCAAACAATAATCTTTGAGTTGTTGTCTACTTGAGGGTTCTGCCATTAGTTACTCCTTATGCCTGTGCTTCAGACCAACGAATGTTAATCGTCGCATTAACTGCGCTACCAGAAGTTAGATAAGCGTTGATCGCTAGTACGTCTGGACCGTTGGGGAATGTACCTCTACCACCGATAGGAGTGTTAGTAAGTTCCTTCAGTTCTGATAGATCGATGTTATCTCTGGAACCAGGTGCTGCAGTGAATGCAAAGACCTGCTCTCCAGGAGTTGCTGCACCAGTTAGAGGTGCAAACACATACGTAGTAGATCCTGAAGTGCCAGCTCTAGTTCTGTCAGACAATCTGATCCAGGTTGTGCTACTATTTCTTCTGAAGATGTCAGCAACAGTGGTTCCTCCTCTCAAGTCACCACCAGTTACCTCAAAACCAATCTGTACACCACCGATGTCTGATGTATTAAAGAAGACATAGTTGGAACTATAGTTTTGTGTACCAGCGTTTGATGCTGAAACTGGAGAGATACCACCGATAAAAGTAATATCACCACCAGATGCAATCTGTGCAAACGATGGTTGTCCACCAGAACCACCTGTATTCAAACCTGCCCAGGTAACATCGTTTGGATCGGTTGGGTAGTTTTTGGGATTGAGAACACCCTCAATAATGATACCTTGTGAACTTGATCCACCCTGTGCAGTAATCTCAATGTTCTTGAGTAGCAACTGTGCTCGGTTGATTAGTTCTCTCTCACCTAGGTCACCAGTGATAGCATTAGAAACACTAGGAGATAGTCTGATCAAGAAGATTGTAGACTTGGTAGTTGTAAGTTCAACTTCCTTTTCTTGGTAGTTGAATAGGTATCCACGATCTTCATCGAATCCACCATCAGTTAGGAATGCAGAACCCCAGTGATTAATCTGTGGTGTTGCTGTGTTTGATAGTAGAATAACACCAGTGTTTTCTGCGTGTTGTGCAGCACTACCTGCTTTGTATGTTCTTTGAGAACCTGCAGCAAAGTTAGTGTAATTTGCAGATCTAGTAAGACCTGTTAGATTATTAACTGCTCTATTAGTGTATCTTACAATTTCATTATTGATCAGTAGCGTTCCATTGTTGGGGAACAAAGATCCATCTTTAAGTGCAATCGTATCAAGTTCTGCTTGATTTAATTGAGTTGCTAGTCTACCTTTAGCACCTTCGTTAATGACCTCATAACGAACTGGTAGGTTACCAGAACGCATGAATGCTTCGTTATTTCTGTTGTTGTTCTTCAGTCTGTGGCAGAATGTGAAGTTACCCGATGGACCTCTGAACATCCAGTCAATGAATCCAGCACCATACCAGGTGTATTGGAATCCAATCATTTGCATCCTGTTGATTTGGATGTCAAATCCAGACTTACCAGTTCCATCGCATCTATCAATGTTCCACTGATTTTGTGGGATGATAATTTCTTTAGTCAGTGCTGCCTTAACGTTAACTGCGTTAGAGACTCCTCTAAAGTCTGGGTTCATATACAGTCTAGAGTTGTTATCAATTTTGGTGATAACGTGAGACATGCCACGAACGACAATTCTGTCACCAACAGATAACTGTTCAGTAAATTTGGTGTTAGTTCCAGTAAGTTCGTTAGAGTCTGAAGTTGCTACTACCGTACCAGCAATTTGGAATGTAGAAGATCTCAATCCAACAGCAAGGTTAGATCCATCATACTGGAAGAAGATACCGTTCTGATCATCAAATGCACCAGCACGAACAGTAGCACCCTGCCATCTATACAGAGCAACAACTGGTTGATCACCAAATGATGCTGATGTAGCTGCTAGGTTATTCTGTGCAAGAACAGTAAATGTAATTTCATCAATGACTGACGCTACAGTGTAGTGTTCATTGTATCCTGCTGTAGTCAAACCAGTCAACTGAACTTCAGCACCAACCTGTAGACCGTGGTTGAGGTCATCGGTAACACAAGTAATGATACTACCGATTGCAGTGCCGTCAGCATCTACACTTCTCAAGTCGTAAGAAGGTGCGAACAAAGCACCAGTGGTATACATGATACCTTTACCAGACTGATATCTGATATACTTTTTAGATTGACGAACTGCTTGTGCGCCGTGTGCAGGAGATCCAGTTCCTAGTTGAACACCACCATCAAATGGTCTGTGTGTATAGAATGAATCAGTTCTTGGATATACAGAACCAGCAATACCACTAGGTGTAACATTACCAGTTGATCTTGCTGTGTAAGTAAAGTTGTCTAGACCAGGTACTTCATCCACAAAGAATGGTCCAGATGCTAGATCATGACCAGATGAACTTGACGTAATTGATACCAGAATTGTGTCGCCAGGTACTAGACCGTGGTTAGTTGCGAATGCTACATTAATCTTCGCAATAGCCGAGTATGTAACTGTTGTTCCATTTCCTACAATACTTGTGGTAGGAGCACTCAAAGATACTGCCTTGAAGAATGCAATTGTATCTCCAGAAACTGGTACTCCAGATGCCGTAACTTCTGTGATAGTTCCTGCAACATCAACGTTACTGACGGTGATCGTCATGTCATTCGTAGTTGGAGAACCACCTAGAGAAGCACCAGAAATTGAGAATTGGTAACCAATTTTATATCCAGTACCACCAGTAGTAATTTCTGGAGCATAGCTTCCTGAAGAAATTCTTGGTGTAAACGTTGCATTAAATGCAGTTGGGTTGGCGGTATAGTTTAGATATGTTTCGTTACCATCCCAAGGTGTGCCAGCAAGAGTAATACCAGTAATACCACCTTGTGCATCAACTGTTTGAACTGTAATGGTTAGATCATTGACCCCAGTTGTTCCACCAAGAACCTGACCATTAATAGTGATTTCTTCTAGGTTGGCGTAATTTTGACCAGGGTTTCCAATAGTAACATTGTATGCAGGTGTGGTACTGGCGCTGAAGTTGGGGGTTACATTATTTGTAACCATTGTTTGTGTATCAGCTGGATTGCCACCAGCATCTTCTGTAAGAACAGAAAGTGTAAATGAAGTTCCTGCAGACAATGCGGTAATATCTAAACTACCACTAGTTCCTCCACTAGATGCATAAACAACCGTAGAAGCATTGACTAAACTGATTAATGCATTTCTAACTGCTGTAGTGGTATCGCCTGCTAGTGCTGTGTATGTATAGTCTGTAGTACCATTAAGAGTAATCTTGAATGTATCATCAACTTCGATTGTACCACCAATGATGACCTCATCTACCTGTGCAGTATTCTGACCAGCACCAACTCTCTCGATTTGGAAATTAGCGTTGATACCAGTTGCAGTGGTGCTAGATTGTTCGATACCGTTGTATGTTTGACTGGAAGGAACCGCAGTACCAGTAACATCAAATGTATCGATCTCTCCATTAGCACCAACAGCAGTGATGTGGATGTTGAGATCATTTGTTGGTGATGTACCACCAAGTGCATTACCATAAACAACCAGATCTTCTCCTACAGCAAAATCAATACCCGCTCGGGATTGTGTATTAGATGGAGTACCTGAAAAATTGATAGATGTGATAACACCAACAGCATCTACACTAGCAATAGTAATCGTAAGATCGTTAGTAGTATCAGCACCACCTAGTGAAGACCCAGGAATGACGATTGTTTCTGTAGCAGAATATCCACTACCAGCATTAGCGGGGAATACATTCTGATATGAAGGAGATGCTCCACCAAGTCTTTCTACGGTAAACGTTGCTCCTGATCCTAGACCCGAGTATGCACCAGTGTTGACACCATTATAAAAATTTTGTGGGTTTATAATTACATTGCTGTATGCACCGTTTGTTCTTGTGATGTCAAAGGATGCGCCACTACCATTACCAAAGTTAAGACCTCCAGCTGCGATAGGTTGAGATACAAAACTATTACCAGTCTTGCTTACAGTATATGGAGAAGATAGAGTAACTACATTACCTAAAATGTTAGTAACAAAAACTGTTACGCCAGCTCCATTGTCTAGACCAGCACCAACCTCAATATTTGCAGTATCATTGAAAGTAATTTCAGATACTGGGGCAGTGAATGAATCAGTAATGTTTAATACTGCATTAGTATCAATAACAGCAGTTACCTGGGTGCCTGTTGCAATGCCTGTGCCGCCAAGAGGAGCACCAATAGGTGGTAGTACAGAAGCTGCTGATACACCAAGTTTAGTAGCACTTTGGGCAGCAGATCCTCTAGTTGCA